CTTATATCGTGGACAAGGACGGTAATCAGATTGATGCGTCAACTGCAACCGTTCCATCAAATCGTGACTTTCGCGGAGCGTGGTCACTGTCAGGAAAAGTGATTAGCGAAGACCTGACGAAAGCAAAAGAGATTTTCAAGGACAAGGTGCGTGAGGTACGCAAGCCCCTGCTCGAAGCTAAAGACGTAGAGCTGATGAAGGCTCTCGAAGCTGGCTCAGACACCTCTGCCATTGCATCTGCTAAACAGGCACTGCGTGATGCGCCATCAGCTTCTGCTATTGATGCGGCGACTGATATGGCTGGCTTGAAAGCGGCTTGGGATGCAAGCCTGTTGGGTGATAGCCCTTACGCATAAGGATAAGACAATGGAAATGAGCAATCTTCTGGACGTTCTAATCTTTGTTATAATCGCTGGCGGTGGTTGGTATATCAATCACCTGACCGCTAGGATTGGTCGGCTTGAGGAACGCATCAATTCCACAAGGGAAACCTTCATCCACAAAGATGAGATGTCGGTAATGATGGGGCGCATTGAGGACAGGTTTGCGCGGCTAGAAGACTTGCTTCATCGGTTGATGGAAAAGTGAGCCAGTTCCTAGTCATCTTTGTTATTCTGACGCAACAGATGACGTTTGTGATTAAGCCATATGATTTAGATTATTGCCCAACATACGAAGAGGCTAAAGCAAATATGACCCACCTCTATCAGGAATATGATGTGGGCTATTGGTCGTACCAGTGTTTTAATCGAGGCAGTAATGTGTAATGTCCAATCTGGTAGTAGCTTTTTCGTTAGTGATGTATCTGGGGACAGGTGATGCTAGACGGCCTGTTGATACAAATCTCAGATTTTATAATGTGGACGATTGTCTTTATTTTGCATCTCGTCTTTCTCAGCGACACGGTAACTACAGCCATATAGATTTCATTGACCCACGGGATAGGGTTACGACATACTGTTTGCCTCAAGCATATGACCCTAGCTTAGTGGAGATATTCTGATGTTAGCTGAACTTGCCGCCGCTAATGCCGCCTTCGCTGTAATCAAGCAAGCTGTCAGCAATGCCGGGGATATTGCTAGGGCTGGGTCTGCCATTGCGTCTTTTGCGTCAGCCAAGGAAGACCTAGAGAAAAGGGTTCGCGGCAAGAACAAGGCCGCCGCTAACCAGTCAGATCTGCAAGCCTTCCTCGCGCTAGAACAAATCAAGCAATACGAAAAAGACCTCAAAGAGATTATGATCTATTCGGGCCGACCCGGATTGTGGGGTGATTGGCAAGCATTCCAAGCTGAGGCTAGAAAGGAACGCCGCGAGGCAGAGCTGAAAGCGGAACGGCGCAAGGAATTTTTTACTGAGATATTTGTAGGGTTTATCGCTACTATACTATTTGTTAGTATCGTTGGAACGGCAGTTTATTTCCTCAGAGGATAAATGATAACAGCCACAACCGTTGGTCTTATTGGTGAACACATTGCCGCCGCATCCATTCTGTCTATGGGTTGGCGTGTTGGGATGACGCAACAGGATGGCGTGGATCTGCTGGCTTGGGATGACCGCACATATATCCGGGTTCAAGTTAAGTCTGCCAGCGCTTATGCCTACAACAAGGGCGGCTATCAATTCCAGCTAGGGTCTGGATCTAAGTCAAAGAAATTGCCATCAATCCAGCAATTCGATATGATGGCGCTGGTTGCTGTGGATCAGCGCCGGGTCAAATATCTAGCCACAGAACAGGTGCAACAATTTACGAAGCGATGCACCCGGAGTTGGTTTGAAGATCTGGAAAACGAAATCGACAGCTTTAAGTATGCGATTGAAATCATCGAGGCGAGAAATGGATTGGTCAAGGTATCCTAATTTTAGTGAGGATGAGTTTAAGTGTAGCCACACTGGCAAGTGTGCAATGGATAGTGGCTTTATGGATAAGCTACAGGCATTGCGCTCAGAGCTTGCTGAGGCGATGACAGTGACGTCTGGGTATAGAGACACCAGTCATCCTGTTGAGGCCAGCAAGGGGCGTCCGGGGACGCATACAAGGGGTGTTGCTGTGGACATAGCTTGCGATGGTCAGCAGGCGTACCGCATTATGGCGCTGGCAATGAAGCACGGTTTCACCGGGATCGGTGTCAGTCAGTCTGGCGGCGGTCGGTTCTTACATTTGGATACGTTCACTGGTGGGCCGCGTCCGAATGTCTGGAGCTACTGATGTCAGCCAAGGACATATTGGAATGGAAGATCTTACCGCGTCTGATGATGGCAATCATGACGCTGATGAGCTGGCGTTGTGCCGAGTGGTTTATGAAATTGGACGACCCAACAGCCGCACAGTCAGCCTTTGTCAGCGTTGTAATGGGCGCTATGACAGGTGCGTTTGGTATTTGGATGGGAAATGAGGCAAAGAAATGATTGATTTATTAGTCGGCCCTATCACCGGGCTATTGGATAAGTTCATTGAGGACAAGGATCAGAAGGCACAGCTCGCTCACGATCTTGCCACAATGTCACAGCGCCATACGCAAGAACAAGTATTAGCACAGCTTGAGATTGCTAAACAGGATGCCAAGGGTAATTGGTTTCAATCGAGCTGGCGTCCATTGATTGGCTGGATCTGCGGCTTATCGCTAGGGATTAACTATATGGTGGCGCCTATTGCCGCAGGCTTCGGCGTTGTGATACCGCAGGCAGATATGTCGGTGATGATGCCGCTGTTATTCGGAATGCTTGGTATCGCTGGGATGCGTTCTTACGATAAGAAACAAGCCACCGATACCAAGTAATCTTACAGCTCTTTAATGCTGAGTGTCTTCTGCCGGACAGTAGCTTCCGGCTTGGCAGGCACAACCTTTTCTGGCTGTGCCTTAGTGCGGCGCATAGGCCATTTGATCTGATAGCGAGATAGACCAATATTGATATGAGCCTGATCGTGGTTTCCCATATATTCTTTGATTGTCGCTTCAGCCATATCGATGTCAGCTTCGGCTTGCCGCTTGGCCTCTTTGGCTAGCATCAGATCTTCAAACGCTGTCAGAGCATCCGGCTGGTCGTTTAGATCCAATGGATCTGCGTCTGGTTCGGCGTACGGGTACGCCGCGTTGCCATCGTCTGACGTTAGGACAGGATAGACGTCACCTGTCTTGCGGCGCTTCTCAAAGTTTAGGATGGCATCCTCGATGCGTTTCTGCATAACCGCATCAGCTTCATAAACAAAGATCCGCATCTCGATGCCCCGGTATAGAACGCAGATGGCACCCCACTTGTAACCGCCACACATCATCTGCGCCTGTAACTGCCATAGCCCACGGTGTGCGGCTGGCATCTCTTCGGGCATAGCGCTGGTGGCTTTGGCTTCCAATACGCCTATCGTGCTGATGTCTATCTCATCAGCGGTCATGCAGTATATACCATTTGCGGCATCAGTCTTGATCGTGCGATTAGCAACGCCCAGCCCATCAAGGCTGGCGGCTAATGGCAGATCAGGATGGAACTCTGGCTTGGTTATATGGATCTCATGATTGCGTAAGCCCAGACGTTTGGCGGCTTCATTAAGAATGACAGGCTCTAGCCTATCGCCCCATTGCGTGATCTCATTGCCATCAAATGTGCTTTGATATGACCCGGCATCACGTTGGATCATTTCAGATAGCAATTCGTTTTGCGTCTGGTAAGGCGACAGCCCCAGCAATACAGGTATGCGCGATGCTGATATCATATTATCAGGTGTTAGTTTACCGACCATTATATGATCCCCCTATCAGCTAAGACAACGTGGCATTCGTCTTTTTCATTAATCCATTTCAAGCATTCACTAACAACATCTACAAAGTTGCTGTCTGGGGTAATATCAATAGTAAATATTACATCATCAGAACTTTTGGCTGGGCTGAACTTGAACTCAAGAGAATAAATATTATCCCTTTTCAGTACCCAAGATTTATTTGTCACATGACAATCAAAATTTACAACGAAGCCATTAATTTTCACATCAAGATTTAACATTACATTCCTCCAAAATAAGCGATTGCGCCCCAGAAATTATAGGTGGGGTGTAAGATGTTAGTCCAGCTTAGGCAGTATAGGACTGCAAAGCCACCAAGAATTACATTCATTAAGCATTTAGCCATTGGACAATCTCCCTTTTGCTAAAAAATATATGGCGGTTAAGTTTCACCTCACGCCACGGCTTCGGTGAATTTTTTTTCCACCAGCGGTAGGCTTCACCCTTGGTGGGGAAAAACATCTGGGGGTCTTCGATTTCCCAGATGGTCGTCTGTCTTGCAAAATCAGGCATTAGTTAGCTCCCGGTTGATTAAGTTACGCACAGATGTGCTGTGCCACACACCACCCATTGCGGATGGTATTCTTGCGTCATTCAAGGTGTCGGCGATTTTTGCAAACGACACGCCGGATTGACGTAATGTTTTAATGATAGGCATAGCTTCAACAGCAACAGTGGCTGTCTTGCCCCTACGAGCTTCACCAGCGGCTTTACCGCCAGCGTGTGGGTTAGGACTGCCAAGCTTGGTGCCACGGCGTTTGGCGGCGGCTAGGGCGTCTCTGGTGCGCTCGCTGATGCGGCGGCCTTCGAACTCTGCAAAGACCGACATCATCTGTAGCATAGTGCGGTCTGCCTCTGGCATATCAGCGCAAGTGATCGGGACATTAGCCTCAAGCAAGTTGGCGATGAATGCCACGTTACGAGCTAGTCGGTCGAGCTTGGCTATTAATAGTGTGGCGCCTTCGCGCTTGGCGTGGGCTAATGCCTCGGCAAGTAATGGGCGATCATTCTTTTTGCCGGACTCAGTCTCAACA